GGGGTACTTCGCGCCTTAACACCCCCCCCCCCCCCCCCCCCCCCCCATATTTTCAGGAAACCTAAGCGGTTAGGCGCACCAGCCGCAGAACCTAAGCGGTTAGCGTATAGTGCAGTCCGCCCGCCCGACCTGCCGTCGGGCATTGGCGCGAAAGGACTGCTCCGTATGACGAAACCGATTCGGAAGAACGCTGCCGCGGTCGCCCTCGGCCGCCTCGGTGGCCTCGCCACCTCGCCCCGCAAAGCGGCCAGCTCGGCCGCCAACGGCCGCCTCGGCGGCCGGAAGAAAACCGTGCGGCCGCGGAAGAAAGCGGGGGCGCGGTGAGCCGACCCGCCCGCTCGCCTCAGCCCGAGGCCGCGCCACGCGCCTTGACGCTCGTCGTCCCGGCGCGCCGGTCGATCAAGGACCCGCGCGATCCGCTCTGGACCGGCATCGATCCGCACGGCGCGGGCCTGCGCGCCAAGATCCGGCAGGGCCGGGACAAACCCGCGATCCGGCGCCAGTTCGCGATCGGCCCCGATCTGCGCGCGACGCTCCGCGAGATCCAAGAGTGGCGCGCCGACGCGAAGGCCCAGCTGCGCGTGACCCGCAAAGTGCGCGCGACGCAGGGCGCCTTCAGCCTCGACGCCGAGACGTACTTGGCGCTCGAGGCGGTGCAGGCGATGCCGGTCTTCAAGACCGGCGAACGCACGCGGCACATCGAGTTCTGGATCGCGGAGTTTCGCGATACGCAACGCAGCGAGATCGACAAGAACCGGATCGAGAACATCTACCGGCGCCTGCTGCGCACGCCGCGCCGCGCGCCGCGCTTTCAAGACCCGCGGCGGCTGGCCAACCGGCGGCCGGACCCGCGGCCGATCACCGCCGACACGGCGAACAAGATGCTGCGGGCGCTGTCCAATGTCTGGACGATGCTCGACCGGCCGGGGTCGTATAACCCGGTGCGCGAGGTGGCGGAAGTGCAGCCGGCGGTGGTCCTCGTGGAGTTGGCCAGCGACGAGCTCGTGAGTGGGGGTCGGTCGATCGGGTACGCGGACATCGAACGGATTCTGGCCGGCATGCCGGACGTGGGCGCGCGCACGGCCGCCGGCGGCCGCGCGACCTTTTCGGCCACGAAGATTCGCCTGCGGTGCATGGCCTATTGCCAGATCACCGAGAGCGCCCTGATGGCGCTCACGCCGGGACAGATCAATTTCAAGGCCCGGTGCGTCGCGCTCGCGCCGCGCTACAAAGCGAAGGGCGCGCCGCCCATCTGGACGCCGGTCACGACGAAGGCGCTCGCGGCCTTTCGCGACTTCCACGCGCACGACCTGTACGGCCCGTTTGCCGCCTCGGCCGCGCTCCGCGTGTGGAAGGGCGCGGCCCGGCGGGTCGGGCTGGCGCGCAAGCTCGGCTTCCGCAAGTACGACCTGCGGCATTCGGTCGCGACCGCGCTGCGGCGGGTGACGACCGATGGCGAGGCCGTCGACTACTTGCTGCAGCATAAGATTCAGGGCACGACCATCGTCTACACCGTCGATTCGATCCCAGACCGCATCCGCGAGGCGGTCGCCCGCCTGGACGCGTACCAGCAAGCCCATGAATCCTGATCTCTTTGCGTGGGTCGGCGACGACGAGTTCGGGTCGGGCGCGGTGGGGATCAAGCAGGCGCGGGTGCCGGCGGGTCTGATTCCATTGGTCGCGGTCGATCGGCGGAAGATGGATCGCGACGACGTCATCGCGCAACTCCAGCGGCAGGCCGTGACCTACGGCACGACGATCCGCCTCGTGCGGTACGTGGCCGTGGAGACGGTCGTCACGCTGAATCCGAAAAACTGAAAGACGCGGATGCGGCAGTTCGTGGTGTATCGGAATCCGGTTGATTTCCCTGGCCGCATCGTCGTCCGCGGCTTTACGATCGGCATCGGCGTGATCACCCCCGATCCCGCGCCCACGTACATCGGCGAGAGCGTCTATGCGGCACGTCAGGCCATCCGCGCGATCGACCCCGGCCTGATCCAGCTTTGGCCGAGCCGCGACGATGAACCGCAGATCGTTGAGATCTGGATTTAAGGGGAGGGCCATATGAAGGAAACCCGGATCGAAGTGGGCTCCATTCTCAGCCACCGGACGAAGGAGGGCATGGTGGAGCTCATGCTGAACGACGAAAAGACGCAGATGGATCTCGCGAAGGCGCGCGAGGTGATCGGCTTCCTGCAGGGCGCGGTCGAAGCCGCGATCTCCGATCAGATCCTGTTCAAGTTCCTGACCACGAAGGTTGGCTTGAGCGAGGACGCCGCGTCCGCGGCCTTGATCGATTTCCGCGAACTCCGCCAGGGGTCGCGCACCACCGTCTACGCGAGTTAACGGCCATGAAAATCCGAGGCATCGAGACGACGGGCGGCCGCTACTACGGCCGGCGCCTCGACGGCGCGCTGGAACTGTTGCCGGGCGATCTGCCCATCAAACCGGACGCGACGATCTGTCGGCGCACCGCGGACTTCGCGCCGGCGCCGATCCCCGCCGGCGCCGCCTTCACGTCCTGCGCGCGCTGCGGCGAGGAGATCGCCTTCAATCCGGCCGGCCCGCATCAGGACGCGCCGAAGATCTGTTTGCAGTGTGGCAACGTCGAGCCGCTGCCGATCCCGCTCGGTTAGGGCGTGGGCGGCGGGCCCGTCGGCGCGGCCGCCGGCGTTTCGAGATTCACCACCGGCACCGGCGGCGGCGCGGCAAACAACGTCAACTGATCGCTCGTGCCGCGGGCCCACGTCTTGCCGAGGTCGCGGCCCTGCTGGCCGGCCGGGACGAGCACCAGCGTCCAGGTCGTCGGCGGCAGCCCCGAGATCGTCGCGACCACGTAGGTCAACCCACCGATCACCACGTCGTCGCCGAGTTTCAAATTCACGGTCATCGGGCATCCCTTTCGTTAGCTCGTGCGGGCGCGCACTGGATCCTCGGGCGGCGGCGCGCCGTTCGCTTTCTTGAGCGGGATCGCGGCCGCCGGCGCGGCCGCCAGCTTGAGCGTCGCGATTTCGTCGCGCGCGGCGTCGAGGTCGGCGGTGAGTTTCGCGAGCGTCATCACCTGATCGCCGATGTAGTCGCGGATGATCGTTTCGATCGTGCGTGCCATCGTGGTCCCCCGTTTAGCCGACGAGAATGCCGCCCTTGAACACGCACGATACACCGCCGAGCACACGCGTGACCGTGAGGCCCGCCGATCCGAACGCGCTGAAGCCGTTCTGCGCGGTGATCGTGAAATTCGAATAGAGATTGCCGTCGAGCAGGATGCTGCCGCTGACCGGCGTATTCGGCGAGCCGCTCAGATGCAGGCCCGCGAACGTCGGCGACGAATCGGAGCGGACGGGTTGATTCAGCCAGGTATTCCAGTCGACGCCGGCGACCGTGAAACCGCCATTGACGCTGACGCCGGCGTTGAACGTCTGCGCGGCCGACCAATTGTTATTGACGTTGTTGTAGGCCAAATTCGGCGGCAAGGTCGCGCCGCCACCAGCGCCGGGGATCGTGCAGTTGGCCGTGACGTCCACGCGAAACGGGCCGACGTACAGATACGATTGCCCCAGAAACAACGGCCCGTAAATGGACGTGCCGCCCCCGCTCTGATTGATCCGCAGGCTCTTTGCCGCAACGCCCGTATTGATGGATTCAATGAAGCCGTAGTCGCCGCTGATGCTATAGCCAACCCGCAGAGCCGCGCCAATGCCGTCACCGGGATCGGTCGAAACTCCTGCCGCGGTGAACACCCCAGCCCCATTGACCTGCAACGCTTTCGACGAGCCGACGTTGAGCATCAAGGGATATGCGATGAGCGGCCGAGATCCGTCATCGGTATCCGAAATCCCAAAATACAAAACATCGACCGACTGGCCGAGCGCCCACGCATAGGTCGATTTCGCCCATTTCAGAACACCGACTTGGGGAAGGTTGAGCGACTTTAACCAGCCGCTCGTCGTCCAGGTACCGGCACCGCCGGTTACGACCACGGAGTTGAATGACGCGTCGCCGCCACCGCCACCGCCCGCCTGTGGGAGCACCACATCGCCGATCACGCTCACATGAAACCCGTTGACGTAGAGCTGATCGGTCGCGACCACCACGCCCGCGTTCGCGAGGATCGGGCCGCCGGTGACAGTCACTTGCCCGGTGAAATAGTTGATCCCGTCGATGGCGAGCACGAGCCGATCCGAATTGTTCGCGCGGATCTTGAGCGGGTGATTCGTCCAGGTGCCGATCCGCCCCTCGGTCGGAAAGGCGATCATGCCCAGCTCGGATGGCGCTGATGCGTGCGCGTACCGCAGCGAGATCTGCGCCGCGATGTTCTGCATCTGGACGGTGATCCCGTCCTGCCCGTTGACGACCGGATCGTTGCCGTCGCCGACGTGGAGCAGCTTCGACCCCTGGCCGATGCCGCCGGCGCGCACTTTCGGAAAGCCCTGCGCGGCGGTCCACGCGTTCGGAATGTGCACAAACGCCGCGTGCGGGATCGGGTCGATCCCTTCGGGCTGATGTGTGGCGCCGTGGATGGCGCTGCCGGCGCCCGGATCGATCGGCGGCGGAAACGTGGTGCTGCCGCCGCCGCTGCCGGTGTCGCCGATCGATCCGCCGGCCCACTGCACGTAGATCCGCCGCCAGTCGTGATCGTTCGCCTGGCTGCGCGCGAGCGTCATGGTGCGCACCAGGCGTTTGCCGCCGGCCTCCGATTTCGTCTCGACCTGCGTGATCAGAAAATCGCCGGCAACGCCGCGCGAGGGCGCGATGATGTTCATCAGCTGGCCCGGCCGGAAGCCGACCTGCCGCGTGTCGATCGTGACGATCTCGTCTTTCGACGCGATCTTGCGCGCGAGCAGCTGCGTCGCGTAGTCGGTGGCCGAGCCGCCGGTCAGGCTCGTGATCGTGTCGGCGAATTCCCACAGCCCGTATTGCGCGATCTCGGCCGCGTCCTCGGCGGCCGCGTGCGGGTCGAAGATCCCGACATAGCGGAAGTCGATGATCGTGCCCGCCGGCGGCGGCCCCATCCAGTCCTCGCGGCGGATCGTTTTCGCCGCGGGGTCGATGATCCACATCGCGCCATCGGACCCGACGGTCTCGTAGGTGTTCGTTTCATTCAGGACGACGACCCACCAGTTCACCGGCTGCCGCGAGAGGTGGTACAGCTGCGTCACGCCGTCGGCGATCCAGCGATCGGTGTCGTCGGTCTGCTGCGGCTCGCCCGAGAGCACGATCCGATTCGCATAGCCGTTCTGCAGCTGGCGCTCGACGGTCAGATCGCCGGTGAGCAAATCCGGGTTGACACTCTCGTCGTAGTTGACGGGCGCGGCGATGTCGCCCGGTGCCCAGGCGCGCAGCTGGTTAAAGAAGTCGATCGACTGCAGCCAGCCGATCGAGCCGGCGAGCTGGCGGTTGACGGTGTCGCCGCGCTCGCGCTCGAAGCTGACCGCCGGGATCACGGGTCCGGCGACCTGCGCGGGGTGCAGCACGACGCCGAGCGCGCCGTAGAAGTTCGTGACCAGATCGTTGAAGGCCGCGCCGATCGTCGCCGGCGTCGTCGTGCTGAAGGCGGCGGTGATGGCGCGGCGAGCGGCGTTGAGTTCGAAGCTGCTCGCCTGAATCTCCACGACGATGTCGCCGCCGTTCGGGCCCGAGAAGCCGCGCTCGCGGACGCCCGTCACGGAGCCGCCGAAGATCCGCACGCCGCCTTCCGTCACGACGATCGACTGGCCGACGGTCGGCCGGAAGTAGGGCGCGGCCAGCGACTCGACCTCGCCGATCAGCGTGTCGGGGGAGTCGATCGTTTCGGAAATGGTGAACGTCTCGATGAGCGGATGGACGTCGACGCCGCCGATGGTGACGACGTAATCCTGATCCGCCTCGAGCGGGGTGATCGTGGGCAGGTACGCGACCTTCGAGTCCTGCGACGCCATCAGCTGCGGCCCAGCCCGAGCCGGCGCACTTCACCAGGAATGAAGGGCGTGACGATCCGCGAGAGCGTGCGGCCGTCGGCCTCGACGATCACCGTCATCATCCCGCCGCCACTCCACGCCGCGGCGCCCTCGGCCTCGGTCATCACGCGCTCGCGACCGTGCAGCATGACGGGCGTGCCGGGCCCGAAGTCCGCATATGCGCCCTGCGTGCCCGCGGCGAAGCTGGGCAGCGCGGCCTCGAGCGCGGGCGAGACGTGCCCGCGCTGGCCGTCGACGGGCGTGACGGTCCCCGGCGGTTGCGCGCCCATGCCGGGCGGCGACGTCGGCGCGGTCGTCCCGTCGCCTGGCGCCGCGGGGGCCGGCGGGCCGGCGAGGAGGTCGCGGATCTCTTCGAGCACGCTCACGACCGCCTTGAGCGACTCGTCCTGCATCTCTTCGAAGCGCAGCCCGTCGGCAATCGCGTTGCCCTGATCGTCGACGAGCAGGCCCATCTCCTGCAGCCGGCGGATGTACTGCTCGAGCGCCTTCGGTAGCGCGCGGCCGGTGCGCACCGCGTCGGCGGCGAGCGCGGAGAGTTCGTCGGCCATGCCGGTCAGCACGGCGTCGCGATCGGCGCCCTGCTCGACGAACATTTCGATGTCGTGCAGGAAGCCGAAGCTTTGATCCTTGAGGCGCGCCTGTTGGAACGCCGGGCCGAGCGCGCCTTCCGGGATTCCGAGATCGATCGCGCGCTGTTGGACCGTCTGCCAGGCGGGCGGCTGCTTCATGCCCTCGAGGAGCGTGCGCTGCTCGGCCGTCAGGTGCGTCGAGGTCAGCAGGTCGTCGATCATCGGCTGCAGCGCCTTCGGGGCGACGCCGCCGAACGCCACGAGCGCGGCCTGCGCCTGGCCGAGCTTCTCGGTGACGAGCGCGATGTTCTTCGCCTGCTGCGTGAAGAACGCCGAGACGTCCTTCATCCATTTCTCGTTACCGGCCGTGTCCTGCTTGCCGATCAACATCGCGCGCGCGCGCAGCGCCTCGCCGCCGGCGCCGCCTTCCGACAGTTTCCCGAACAGCGCATCGAGGTTGTCGAAGCCCTGCGATTCGGCGAAGGCGCGGCGTTCCTTCAGCGTCGCGTTCTGTTGGTGTTGGATCAGCTTCGTGATCCCTTGAATCCCGAGCTCGATCGCCGAGGAAATCCCGAAGGACGACAGCCCGCCGACGATGCCGGACATCAGGCCGCCGGCTTTGCCGCCGAACATCCCCTGCAGCTTTTTGCCGAGGCCGGTCGAGAACGTGCCCTTCGCATCGACCTCGCCCATCAGCGACGTCGAGATCGATCCGCCGAACAGCTGCGCGATCGATTTCGTCGGATCGCCGCCGCCAGTCATCGCCTGCAAGAGGACCGGGCTGATCCCACTCAGGCCGGTCGTGATCCCGCGGCCGAACAGATTCCTGAGGCCGGGTCCCGCCGGCGCCGGCCCGAGCAGCCCCGAGAGATCGCCCACGCCGCCCTGGCCGGGGAGCAGGCCGCCGGTCGGCCGCACGATGCCGAGGCTCGGCGGCAGGCGTGCGAGCGCATCCGCGGTCGCGTTGATCGATCGCTGGATCTCGTCGGTCGCGGTCTTGACGTCGGACACGACGTGCGCGGAAAACCACGAGCGGACGTTGTCAGGGATCGGCGCGCCGGCAACGATGAACTTGTCGATCGTCGCCATCAGGTCGTCGATCTGATCGGCCGCGACGCCACCTTGCTGCTCGGCGATCCCGAGCGCGGCCGCAAAGTCTTTCACCTCGGCGGCGATCTTCTTGCCGGTGAACACGTCGGCCATCTGCTGCAGCGCCTTCGCGTGCGCGGCGGCCGCGGCCGCGGCGTCGTCCTGTTCTTTCTTCAGATCCGCGGTGGCCTTCGCGAGGGCGGCGATCTCGTCCTTCGTCAGGAACTTCTTCGTCGTACTGAGGTTCGAGCCGAACAGGCCGCCGCCAACATTGCCGACCTCCTGCAGGTCGCCCGTCGACCAGCCGGACATCGCCTGCGCGCTGCGCTTGGCGGCGTCGGCGCGCTGCGCCGCGTCGGTGGCCATGAAATCGACCAGGCCCTTGCCAAGCGCCTCGCGCAGCGCTTCGATCGTATTGCCGCGCGAGGAGGCCTCGACGAACCGCAGCAGGAACTTGGTGCCCGTCGTCAGGTCGTCGAGCATCTTGTTGATCTGCGGCAGCATTTCGCCGATGGCGTTGCCGGTGATGATCGTGAGCCGGTTCCAGAAGTTCTCCCAGGCCTGCTGCGCGTCTTTGAGTTCGCGCACCGTGGTCTCCGACATCACTTCGATGCCGTCGGCGACCGCGAGCGAGTTCTCGCGAATCATCGGGAGGAGCGTCGCGCCGCCCTTGCCGAAGAGCGCGAGCGCGACGTTGGCCTGTTCCATCGGATCAGGAATGCGGCCGATGGCGTCGGCGATCGAGCGGAACGCGTCCTCCGGCTTCATCGCGCGGATGTCGGCGAACTTCAACCCGATCTGATCGAGGGCCGAGACGGTGGACTTGTCGCCCTCGGCCAGGTTGTTGCTCATCTTGACGATGGCGGCGCTGACATCTTCGATCTCGGCGCCCGACTGGCGGGCCGCGAATTGGAAGCGCTGCGCGGCCTCGACGCCGACGCTCATCTTCAGCGCGAGATCGCCCACCTTGTCGGCGGCCTCGAACACGCCCTTCGTGAACGAGATCAGTGAACTCGCGCCCAGCTGCACGCCGAAGGCCCCGAGCACGCCCTTCATCGTCTCGAGCGCGCCGCTCAAGTTCGCGGTGTTCGTCTGCGCCTGCTTCGTCTCGGCCGCGAGCTTCTTCAGATGCGCGGGGGCCTCCTGGCCGAGCTTGGCGTAGTGGGCGAGCGCGTCGTTGACCGCGCGATTGACGCGCGCCTGGTCCTGCGCGGTCAGGCGGGTCGCGCCGCCGATCTCGGCGACGGCTTTCGCGTACGCCTCGGCGCGCCCGATCTCGCGGGTGCCGACGAAATCACGGACGGCGGCATTGACGGCGCGTTGGCTGGGCTCGAGGTCCTGCTTGAGACGGTTGGCGAGCTTCGCGACGTTGGAATCGGCGCCCTTGAGCGTCGCTTCAAACTGCGCGGTGTCCGCCTGCAGCAGAACTTTGAGCGCGCCAACGACCGTCGATCCGGCCACTAGGACACCTGTCTTTCACGGATCGGAATGCCGTACTGCTGACTGAGCACTTGCAGCGCCGCGAACATCTGCGGCGCCGTCTGCGGCGCCGGCGGGTCGGCCGCGCGGAGCAGCTCCTTGAGCCCCGGCAGGCGTTTGTTCGCCTTCGTCTTCACGTAGACGTGGACGATGTGCCAGGCGAGCGTGATCTGCCGGCGGTGATCGTCCTGGGCCCGCAAGCGCGCGGCCGCGAACTCCCGAAACAGTTCGCGCACCGTCAGATCCCAGAACTGCTCGGCCGTTATCCCGATGCGCCGCGCGTGGATGTAGGACCCGCGCCAGTCCCACGGCTCCGGCGCGGCGTCGAAGGGCGGGCCGGATCTTTCTTCTTCACGAGCGCCGCGTCCTCCGCATCCGGCATCGCCGATCGCTTGAGCGCCGCCAGCTGGCTGAAGAGTTTCTCGGGGCCGCCGGCGGCGTCGATCAGATCGCCCGTCTGCTCGAGCGTCATGGTCTTGTGATCTCGCCGCAGGCACGCCCACACGAACGCGCGCGTGTAGCGGTGGCTGCCGCGCGCCATCGAGAAGAGCACCTCCGACAAGACGACATCGCGATCGGGCGTCGAGATCACCGCCTCGAGCGCCGCGATCGCGTTGGTGTTCAGGACGAGCAAGTACTGTTGGCCCTTGACGGTCAGCGGTACCTCGCCCTTCTGCGGGTTGGCCATGCGTCCCCCTTTGTTTTACGAATCCGCGTTACGGCAAGGCCGCGTCGTAGGCTTCGGTCGGCTGGATGCCCGCTTCCGCGCGGATGACATCCTCGGCGCCGATCTCGCCCGGCTGGAAGCGCGACACGTAGCCGCGGAACGGCCACTCGACGTCGTTGCCGGCATTGGGCGACGCGCCCGGCACGATCCGGTGGAGCAGAATCTTCCAGTTGTGCGTGGTGCGCGCGCGCCAGATCGCGATCAGCCCGCCGAACTGAAACGCGCCGGCGCCGCCGCCGGCGTTCGACTGCGACTCTTCTTCCGGCAACCAGATCAGCCGCAGCGCGAACGCGCCCGAGTCCCGCAGACCCGGCATGTGTTCGTGGTGCGCATCGGGGCTGCGCAGGTGCGTGCGCCGAATGTCGGCGGTCGACATTTCGCCAGGGGTGATCGTTTCGACGGCCGCGACCGCTTCGAACACCTCGGGCGCGGCACCGTTGCCGAGCATGAGTTGCCCGCCATAGCCGTGGATCGCATCTTCCGCGGGATAGAAGGTATCGGTTCTGTCAGGCATAGCGTCCTCTCGTGAGTTAGTTCAGGAAACCGGAGCCGGAAACGATGTAGTCGGTGGAGACCATCACTTGCTGCAATTCCTCGGCGACGAAGATCGTGGCGACGCCGGCGAGGCGGATCGCCGTGATGGCGACGCCGTCGACGACGCCGGCGAAACCCAAGAGCCCGGTCGCGACGCCGTTTTTGAAGTCGCCGCGGATCGCGGCCGCCAGCGCGCGCGCCGTCCCTTTCGGATCGATCGACTCGGGCCCGGCGGCCGCATCGATCTGCACGCGCTTGCGCCAGCTGCCGCCGCCGCCGCGCAGGTGATGCGTCGTGACGTCGCTCACGTCGGCCAAGCGCACGGCCGGGAACGTCGGGTTCTGCGGAAAGGTGGTCGTGAAAATCCGATCGCCCGCGATCGCGAGGACCGCCGGCAACACGATCAGGCGCTGGCGCACGACGACGTCGACGGTCATAGATTGCCCGTCCCGCCGGCCGCCGCCCGCGTCACCTGCTCGACGATCGGCATCACGCCATCGCGCAGAATGCGGAGCGCCTCGTCTTGGCCCTCGTCGAAGCCGGGCCGCATGAACGGGTAGGCGCGCATCTTCACGGTGCCGTGCTCGAGGAAATAGCCGTAGAAGTAATCGCTCGTCGGGCCGACGGTCACCGCGAACTCGTGGTTCTCGAGGAGCCGCCGCCCCCCGAAGTCCTCGTCCTTCACCGACGTCGCGGCCCGCGTCACGATGTGCTCGAACAGATGGGGCGCGTCGGGGCCGATCCGGGCGTGTGCCTCGATGCGCGAGCGGATCGGTTCGGCCGCCGCGCGCAGCAGCTTCGTCATCGCGGTGCGCTGGCCTTCGAAGGTCATCTTCTGGAACGTGTGCTGCAGTTCCTTCAGGCCGAGGATCTTGAAGGTGACCATTTACGCAGGCCTCGCTTCGGCGTGCGGCCGTTCCTTCGTCGAGACTTGCGTCCAGAGTTCGACGCCGCGGTGGCGACCGATCGTGGAGGCGGCGACGATGTTGTAGACGCGGCCCTGATAGATCAGCCGGCGCGTTTTCGGGACGTCGAGGACCTCGGGGTCCATGTCGGCGCGGTAATTGATTTCCCACCGCACGTCGGACGCCGACGAGGTCTGCGCCGCCCGGTACCGTTCATACCCCTGCACGTCCTGGCGGGCGGCCGGCAGGTTCTGGACGAGCGGCAGCCACTGGCCATCGATCGGAAAGCCGGACGGCGCCGGCGTGTCGGGCTCGGGGCGTTGCTCGATCGTGACGAGGCGATCCCGCAGGCCTGCCGCTTGCCGATCCTGTTTGCGGAACGCCACTACCAATGCCTCTTCCAGAAATAGTCGAGGTTGAGCGTGTTGGCGACCTGCGCGTCGGCATTCGAGAGATCAGGATTTTTATAGAGCTCGCCGACGAAGGCCCCGATCCCGGTGCGGATCATCGCGGGCACATCCTCGGGCACCTCGTAGCCCGCGTCGAACTTGATGGCGACCGCATCCCCGCGCGTGGCCGTCGCGGGCCAGGTCGTGCCCACCGCCGGCTCGAGCGTCGGCCGCTTGCCGCCGATGAGGACATAGGCGGACTCGGGAAGCAGCTGTTCGACGTTGGCGGGGTCGTAGTACGTCACCGCCACCATCGCGCGCACCGGGCCGCGCTGCAGCTCCACGCGGCCCGCTGGAAAGCCGCTCATGACCTGGCGCCGCCGCTGCGGCCGCACGCTCTGATCGGTGTAGGCCTCGCAGACATCCGTCGCGGTCTCGATGTAGCCGGCGATCAGGTCGTCCTCGTAGCCGCCGGTCAGGGCGCGGAGAATTTTCTCCGTGACGAATTTCACGCTGACCGCCTGCCAGGGCGGACTCGTCACGGCCGCGTCGCCCTCCGTCTGCCACCGGATGCCCTCATCCCACGGCCGCGGCCGCATCGTCGCGTACAGCTCGCCCGCGGGGATCACGCGAGGACCTCGTGGTACGGAAACGACAACGTCCGCGGCGGGCCGGCGAGCGTGGCCACCAGCGCGCGCAGCGCGCCGTCCTGCGGTTCTTTCCGACCGTAGCGGCGCGTCGAGGCATCGCCGACGTGTTCGTGGCGGACGAGTTCGGCGCCGAGCAGCTGCAGGCGCGCGTGCCGCACCAGGCGCCGGCGATAGTAGCCGTCGGTCCCATAGAAGCCGGCCAGCCGTTCGTCGTAGCCGCCGATCGTCCAGAACATCGCGCGCGTCATGAGGAACGACGCGGAGTGCGGCGCAATCGCCTGGCCGGTGTGCTCGCGCCGGTGGAACGCGTACACCACGGTCGGATCGTGGACGCCGGTCAGGATCGCCTCGAGCGTGCGCTCGGGCACGACGTGATCGATATCGGTCAGGAGGATCCAGCCGTCGGCCGCGTGGTGCGCGCCGATGTTGCGCGCGGCCAGCCAGTTCCAGCGGACGTCGGTCTCGATGCGGAAGAGGCGCGTGGCCGACGGCAGGTTCGCGGGCTTGACGCACGGCACCGGCGAGCCGTCATCGACGATCACGATCGAAAGTGCGGCCGCGAGAGCCGCCGCATAACTGCGCCACACGGTGGCCTGAGTATCGAGCCACGTATGGTTTTCGTAAAACGAAACGACCAGCGTGAGCGGTGTCAGCGTGCGGCCGTGTGGCACGTCGACGGTCGGAACGTTGCGACACCAGAGCGCCATCACCGCGTGCCCATCCAGAGATCGCGAAACCACGGCCACTGGCCGGCCGCGATGTGATTTTTCGGTTTCTTCGCGAGCACCACGCGCGCCGCCGGCGGCACGATCCCGGTCGCCGCAAATGCGGAGAGCCGCGGGCACCAGGCAGGCGGCAACGTCGCCGCTTCCGGGTGTCGTTCGGCGAGCCAGTCCTGATCGCCCCACAGCCGATCGGCGACGCCCAGATGCCACTCGATCCAGAGATCGGGATAGACGCCGCCGTCGAACACCATCACGGAACTGTTGAACCGCTTGAGCACGCGGTGCGGCAGCCGCGGTTGAAACGTCGAGCCGTCGTCGTGGAGCGTCGCGAACGCCGCCGGGAATTCAAGGATCGGCGCGAGGTCGCCGACGACGAGCACGTCGAGATCGAGATAGAGCACGCGGTCGGTGAGCCCGTGGCCGGGATTGAAGAGTTCGAGTTTCGACCACCAGCCGGCCCGCGCGAGCGGCGTGATGGCAATGGGCGCGACGCCGATCGGCACCTCGCGCGGCCGATCGGTGAAGCAGACGAACCGATGCGGCTGCGGCAGCCGGCGGCGCACCATCGCGGCGAGCCGCTCGACGTACTCGACGCCATACGGGACCTGGCCACGCACCCACACGCAGGCGACCGTCATCGGCGGATGCCGATCCCATAGATCCGTTCGGGCGCGGCCTCGAGGAACTGAAAGTCATACGCCTCCCGCAGCACGCTGAGCGCCGATGCGACCGGCCACAGCTGCACGTCGTCGAAGAGCACGACGTCACCGGGGTGCTGCCGATCGGCGATCAGAAAGCCTTCGCGCTTCACGACGTCGTGCGTGTGCTTGCCGTCGACGAAGGCGAACCGAATCCGCCCGGCGGTGCGCGCGAGCCAGTCGAGGCCGCTGTCATGCCGGAACTCGATCGTCTCGGCCTCCGGCCAGGGCGCGAGGATCTGGGCGAGCGTCTGCGGGCCGGCGCATTCGGCGACGGTGTTGCGCAGGACGGCGGCCGCCGGATCGATCACGTCGACCGAGACCACGCGGCCCTCGACGTGCAGATCGCGGCGGGCCCATTCCAGGCAGAGCGCCGAGAAGCCTTTCGCGGTGCCGATGTCGAGCAGTGTGACCGGGCCGCCCGCCGGCGTCCGCACGAGGAGCGCCGCGGCCAGCGCATAGATCACGCGGCCGTGCTGCCAGTTGGGCGGATGCACTTTGACGGGGCAGGCGAGCACGCGCGCGGCGGCCTCGAGCTTGGCCCGCGGCAGCTGGTACCCGTGCGCGGCCTCGAACGCGTCGATGGTCGGATAGTCGCGGTCCCGCTCGCGCTCCCAGATCGCGCGATAGAGATCGGCCGACGGGATCGTCTTCATTCAGACGCACTCCACCGGCAGGAACACGTCGTCGGAGTGCAGGCGGTCGGCCCACGAATACCCGCGCGCGAGAATCCACGCGCGGATCGCCGCGGCCTCGAGCCCGTAGTACCCGCAGTTCTTGTTGATCTCCACCGCGAGCACCGGCCGGCAGCGCTCGAGCGTCTCGACCGCGCCCTGCAGCGCCCACCACTCGTACCCTTCCAGATCGAGTTGGATCAGATCGCAACGCGGCAGCGCGAGGTCATCGATGCGGAGCGTCGGCACCGTGCCGGCGCCGGCGACGTGCGTGATGCCTTCGTGCGCGTTCGGTTTCCCGTCGCGCCGGGTTTGATCCATCCGCACCAGCTGCCGCTGCAGGCCCAGCGCCGCTTGATACCGGATGATGTTCGGCTCGGGCGCATTGGCGACGAGCAACGGGAAGAGTTTCGGCGCCGGCTCGAACGTATAGACCGTCGGAAAGAAGTGGGCGAGTCGTTTCGGAAACAGGCCGAGGTTGCCGCCCGCTTGAATGACGGCGCGCCGGATCGGCACGCGCGCGACGATCGCATCGAGACTCGCGAGATCGCGATGGCCCCAGCGGAGCGCCTCGTGGCTGCCGAGAAACTTTCGCCAGTTCCAGCCGTAGGTCGGCCCCGTCATACCGGCAACCCGTAATAGTGCTCGCGCACCCACGGAATCGCCTGCGCGCGCGCGTCCCAGGGATCGAGCTTGCCGTGCCAGAACACGATGCGCGCGTTGGCGGGCAGGACGTTGCCGGCCGGCTCGAGGTGCACGCGGTGGCTATAGACGCCGTCGGCCGTCGACCAGGTCGCTTCGTGGGGCCCGAGGATGTAGCTGATCCAACCCTGATCGCTGCCGCGCTTGCCGGCGCGCGCCGCCAGCTGGGGCGATCGCTGGGGATCGAAGGCCGTCCACACCTGATCGCGCGTGCCGGTGCGCAACAGCCAGAACGAGCCGTTGTACCACTGGCGCGGAAAATCCGCCTGGCCCCAGATGACGAAGTCCTCGTCGCGATCGACGAGCGGCGCGATGTCGGCGACGATCACCGTGTCGAGATCGATCGACACGACCCGTTCCCCGAAGATCGCGCGCGCGCCGGGCGCGAACAGTTTCAGCCGGCGATAGCAGCTGGGATTGTGGCGGCCGCTGGGATTGGGCAGGTCCGCGTGATCGGGCCAGAGCGGCATCGTCCAGATGCCGGGATCGATCGCCGCCGGCTCATCGGTGATGCAGAGGAACCGATGCGGCCGCTGATAGTGGCGCGCGATCATGTCGCGCAGCGCCGTCACCGTCTCGGGCGCGAACGTGGACCGATAGCCTGGCGTCGGCCGCCACCGCCAGCAGACGAACGTCAGCATGGCACCGAGGTTTCGACCCGATTGTTCGCGGGTAGCGCCGTCTCGAGCGGCGTGCGCGGGAAGCATTCGAGCGCCGTCGTGCGCGTGCAGTTGACGATCGCGACGCCGGCGTCGGCCAGCGGCGCGACGAGCGATCGGAAGCGCGGCAGGAAGAGATGCAATTCCGGCGGCGGCCCTTTCGGATGCTCGCCGAAGAAGTGCGATCGGCCGTCCGCGGTCTGCAGGTCGTAGCCCAGCAGCACGATCCGCGCGGCGCCGTAGTGCACGGCGAGATTGATCGCCTGATACCCGCTGTTCAAGCCGGAGCGGAGGCCCGTCGGATGCCGCTCGAGCCCGCGGCTGCCGGTGTTCCGCAGGCGCTGGACATCGGGATAGCGGTCGGCGCGTGCGTGCCACCGGGGATCGGCGAGCGACCACTTCGCGCCGGCAAAGCCGGGGACGCCGGCGTGCCAGTGCCACCAGCGCGCGTCGGCCGCGTACAGCACGTCCGCCCACGGGGCGAGCCGGTACGCGTCGTTGATCGCAATCACGCGGGCTTTGCCGCGACAGTAGGCGACGTCGGCGGCGGTGAGGCTCGGGCCGGTCGCGAGACAGACGACCGTCGCGCCCGGCCAGGCGCGGGGCACACTAGGCGGGTCGACCGGGTTTACCTTCGCGCCCATCTCGGCCCGCTTTGACGGCCAGCTGCCAGGCATGCGACGCGGCCGGGGTGACACCCGGCCGCTCGGTGGTCGCCTCCTTCGCGATCCACAGATGGCCGCCCCACGTCACCGCATCGCCCTTCACGTACGATCGGCCGTCCTCGTAGACGCCGCGATAGAGCGGCGCCGCAATCGTGAACGTGGCCACCTTGACGAGCTCGCCGCGGATGAACTTCACCGTCACGGTGCGCTCGCCATCGAACTCCGCGCTGAAATCGTCCAGGTTGAAACCGTCGCGTCCATCGCGGCCGCTCGGGCCGGCAACGCCGGCCGGGCCCGGTACCGGCGCGCGATCCTCCATCGCCTTCACGCGCGCGACCAGCGCGATCAGCGTTCCGCCCAGTTCCTCGAGCGCGCGCAGGCGCAGATCCATCGGGGTGATGGCCGCGGCGATTTCCTCGACGAACACCGGCGCCAGGCCGAGCGTCAATTGCTCGAGTTGTTCGGGCGTCATGCGGCGGCCTTTCTGACGACGACCATTGCGCGGCGCATCGACTGGAGGACGGCGGCGGTGTCGATCACCTCCGCGGCCGCGGCGCGTGGGAGCGCCGGCGCCGGCGCGGGCGGCGCGGCGGCCGACGTCGAGAATGGATTCGGTTGGGCGTCGCGCTTGGCGAGCGCCTCGAGGCTGAAGTTCTGCTGCTGCAGGTACGGCGACGCGCCGCCGGGCACCGGGCCGAGATTGAGGAACCGCCGGCGCGCTTCGTTGGGCGACATGCCGCCGCCGCCGATCGCGTCGGCCGCCGCTTTGACGAGCGAGGGCGTGTTCATCTTGAGCAGTTCGTCGAGGTCGCATTCGGTGCCGAGGTCCACGGCCAAGCCGATGCCTTCATCGAGCAGGAGCTCGACGCACTCAATCGGATTCTGCAGGCACTGCGAGTAGTACCCGATGTTCAGCGACTCGATGTCCGATCCGGCGGGCACCGGGCCCACGCCGATCTTGAACGCCGGCACCTTGAAGGCGCTGCAGACGTTTTCGGCCGACCACTTCAGCTGTTCGATCAGCTGCGAATCGACGGCGTTGAAACTCAGCTTCTCGAACTTCAGCCCGTTGCCGAGCACGGCGACCTTGCCCTGGTTGTCGCCGGAATAGTCGGCGTCCCACCGCTCCTGAATCTGCCGCCGATCGGCTTCGTCGATCATGCCGGGCGCCGTGAGGAGGCCGCCCGGTTGCGATCCGTTGCCGAAAAAGCGCGCGGAATTGTTCTGGATGCGCAGGCCTTGCGTGGCCGCGATCCCGCACGCGGTGATCGGGGAGACGCCGCAGAGCGGGTGATAGAGCGGGACCATCACGTCGTGAATGATTTCGCTGGCGGGCACGGTGACGCCGCTCGGAATTTGCGCGAGCGTGTCGCCCGAGAGCGCGTAGTAGACCGATCCGTCGGGCGCGACCAGCGGCCGCACCAGCTGCGGGTCGAGGACATAAAGCGCGACGACGACGCCGCGAAGGTCGCGGGCCTTGAGCATGTAGGCGTTGCCGTGGATGTACTTCGAGGTCACCCACTGCTCGATGAACTTGATCCGATTCTGGTAGCGGTTGGGTTTACGCAGCAGCGGCGAATAGGCGGGGTTCTGGGTTTCGTTCCAGACGCCGTCGGCGTCGCGCTGCATCAGTTTGATGCGGAGCTTCGCGATGTCGGAGGCGATCAGCGTGACGCACGCATAGACCGCGGTGTAGGTGAGGACATCCTCGGCGCGCAGTTCGATGTTCTTCTGCCAGGCGCCGGTGAAGCCTTCGCGGACGACCGGCCACCAGCCGCCGCGACTGGACGGCGTGGCGAGCACCGGCGGCGTCGCCTGCTTGCGTCGGATCGCGGGGACGTCGAAGCCGAAGATCTGCATGCGTCCGATCGCCTCTCCCTGCGTGCGACGGAACGGGGAGCGTGGCGCCTGGAAGGGGGTCCAGACGCCACGCGACCGTCAGTCCAGCGTTGCCGCTGTTAGGCTGGGCTCCCGACGGGGCCCCAGGTGACATCGTCCATGTACGACACAGCTTCCGGGCGCCGACGCGCCCAGTTGATGAACCGTTCGGCGCGCAGCGCGATGCTGTTCGTCTGGAACATCGACACCGACTGACTCGGCGTCGGCACGCCCGACGTCGCCGCCGGCGCGTCGTCCATCTCCAGCGAGGCCTCGCGGCTCATGTCGACGGCCACTTGCCCGTCGTCGGCCAGGAAGATCTCGTTGGCGTTGAGCGCGATGACGATGTTGCCCGCGCCGCCGGTGGTGAACGCCGCATACTGCGACGCGATCACCGGAATGCCGAGCAGGTTGCCGCCCGTCATCGACATGCCGGGGAATTCTTTCTGCCCCAGCGCGTTGACTTGGATCGAGAGCGCGAGCGCGAGGCTCGCGGGCATGATCACGACGATCGCCGACGGATCCTGATTGTTCGCGATGAACTGTGCGATCAGCTTGGCGAAATCCATGCGGATGTCGTCGGCCGTCGATCCGCTTGACGCGATCGGAACGAGGCCGTGGGTGATCGACGCCGGCGACACGTTGGCGACTTCCGCCTTCGCCGGATCGATGAAGTCGATGTCCATCCGCTCGATGATCGCGCGCGCGAGTTCGTCGCGGACGAGCGCCTCGGCCGAGGGCGACGAGAACCGGACGATCTCTTCGGTCAGGACCGCGATGTTCGCGACCTTCGCCCAGCCCAGCTGCGTCGGCGCCACGTTGAACCGGGTCAGCGGCTTCGCCTTGCCCTGCCCGACCCAGTAGCCCGATCCCTTTGTGGTCTGCCCGAGGATGCGGACGTTGAACGGCACGCGGCGCAGCTGCGGAATTCCGCCCTGCCCGAACTGGCCGATGATCGTCTTGGGCCGCAGGAACTCCACGAACTCGCCCGACAGGTTCGTCGGATCGACGAGCGCGCCCAGCCAGCCCGGATCAACCGACGTCGCCGCCGGTACCGCTGCCTTGTGGAGGTACTCGTGGATGCGCGGGAAATCGGGATAGCGCACCTTCGCGAGCTCGACGGGATTCATCCCCTCGAGGCGCGCGTGCATCTTCACCATGACCATGCGGGCGAATTCGATGCCCGCCGGCAGGTTCGACTTCACGCTGATGACGGTCGTCGCCGGCGTGCGCGCCTCGGCGCCCGTCTTCAAGTCGACCGCCTTGACCGCCTTCGCGGCCGCGATGTTCGACGCTTCCTGAATGCGGAGGCGCTTCAGGTGCGCGTCGATGGCCTCGATCTCGGCGGTCAGCGCGTCGTGCTGTTCGGCGGCTTTCGCATCGAGCGTCACGCCGGTCTCGGCGGCTTTCGTCATGAGCGCATTGCGCTCGGCGTCCTTCGCGGCACGCGTCGCCTCGAAGGCCGCGATCTGTTCTTGGATCGTTTTCATGGCAGGCCAATCGCTTTCACTACGGGGAGTGCCGACCCGCCGGCGGTTGGACGTGCAGGCGCTGGGGGATCAGACGTGCCGGACGCGGCGCGATCCGCTGCAGCGAGAGATTTGATGCTGATGGTCGTCGCGGCGTTCATGGGAATAGTGACGCAGGACGTTTCCAGCCATTCCCACGATCCGAATTTGAAGAGCAGGTCGCCGGCGGCGTCCTTGATGACCTCGGGCGATTCGAGCGGCGTCCAGCCGATCGAGAAGCCCCGCACCAGTTTGTGCTTGATGGATTGCCAGGCCTCATCGAGGCGGGTCTTGAGCGGGCCGGGCTCGTCGATGTTTTTGATCGACGCCCGAATCATGATCCCTTCGCGCAGGACCTGCGCCTCGGTGACCTCGCCGATCGGCTGATCCTGCCGGTGCTGCCAGAGGAGCGGCATCGGCAGTTTGAACTTCGCGCCGGCGGCGACCATGATGTGCCCGCCGCGATCCGGCTCGGGCGACGTGGCGAGGCCTTCGATAGTCCGCGTCTCCTCGTTGACCGACTTAATGTCCCAGACGCTGTAGGCGCGCGCGTGCATGTCTGAGCGAGAAGGGTAACGGCCGCGCCGATTTTCGTTTTACGAATCGCGGCGCCGCGCAGGGCGTTGGCGGCGACGATGGACCGACTCGAGGCAGTCAGCGGCCGCTTCCAAAATGGCGTCGCGAATGAAATCGCCGACGACTTGGCGATTGATCTGCGCGGCCTCGACGGCCAGCGCCAGCTCGCGCGGCGACAGCCGCACGCCGACCATGCGCGCCGGCGCCTCCGCGCGGCAGGCGCGTGACATTATTTGCGCCCTCCGGCGATGAAGAACTGCAGTCCGCCGACGTCGGGCACGGTCGCCAGCTGCTTGACCGCCATGATGAGCGCGACCACGCCGTCGATGCGCTTCTTACCGGCGAGCTTCTTCGGCTTCACCGGACGAATGCGGCCGGCATCGTCGGTCTTGATGGCGACGTTCTCGACGTGATTGCGGAGCGTGCGGTGGCCACCGTGCGTGATCCGATGGGCTTTGATGAGCGCCTCGACGATCTGCGCGGGCTCCGAGAGGTGCGTGTAGTTCTGCAGGACCTCGAGGACCGGGAAGCCGGCCAGGTCGCGCAGCTTGGTGGCCAGATCGGTGGCGAACGCCGGGTCATAGCCGATGCCGCCCTGCTTCAGGCGCGGGAACCGCGGCGCGATCTTCGTGCGGATGTCGTCGTAGATCCGCGTGTAGTCGATCACCCCTCCGGGCGTCGGCGTGACGAGGCCTTGCGCGGCCCAAATCGAATAGGGAATCCCGTCGTCCTTCTCGCGCTCGCGCATCGTGTCCTCGGGAATCCAGAAGAACGGCACGACGACCAGCCGGTAGTTGAGTTCGACGCGGCGGGTCACGACGCCGCCGGCGGGCGTCTCGCCGACGACCTCGATCACATCGCCGGCCGGCAGCGCTTGCCGGAACGCCACCGCCAGGCACGCGAGATCGTATTTCTGCGCGAGGTCGAGGCCGGCCGCGCAGGGCAGCAGCGCGAGCGCGGCATCGGGCGGTACCGGATCGGTCGCGGCGTCCCACCACTCGATCGGCAGCCACGCGACCGCCTGATTCACCCAGCGGTTGGTGTGCAGCTGAATGAACGCGTTGCGCTTGCGCGGTTCGGCCTGGGCGGCGGCAATCTCGGTCTCGAAGTACCCCGCCTTCATCGTGATCCCATAGCCGGGATTCACGCGCTGGACCGTCGCTAACGCCGCCCAATCCTCATCGGGTCGCGCCTCGAACAGGACCGGCAGGTAGACCTCATCGGGTACCGAGTCGGTCACGACCCGGCGCGCATAGTCCCACTCCTCAAAGCAGATCGATTCGTCGTCGTCGCCGGCGGTTGTGATCATGAAGAGCACCGGCTGCCGGCGCTTGCCCATGCCGCGATAGAGCGCGTCGAACAGATCGCGATTCGGCTGCGCGTGGAATTCGTCGAAGATGATGAAGTGCGGCCGGAAGCCGTGCTTGGTCCCGGCGTCCGAGGACAGGACCTGGAACGATTCGGTCGAGCCGATGAGCTTGATCGAATCGCGGAACACTTCGCAGCGCTCGGCCAAGTACTCGTTGCGTTCCGTCATCACTTTCGCCGAATCGAACACGATGCCGGCCTGCTTCCGATCGGCCGCGACCGCGTAGACTTCCGCGCCCGGCTCGCCATCGAAGAACGCGCCGAAGAGGCCGAGCCCGGCGCCGAACGGCGATTTGCCGTTGCCCTTCGGGACCGCGAGAAACACTTTGCGAAACCGCCGCAGCCCGTCGAGCGTGCGCTTCCAGCCGAAGAGCGGCCGCACGACGAGCAGCCGCTGGTAGTCCATCAGCACGAAGGGCCGCCCGTTGAATTCGCCGATGTGGTGCTGCAGGAAGGTGGGGAAGAAGTCCTCCGCGAATTCCGCGGCCTCCGCGTCGAAGTAGTACGCGCCGTCGGGACTCTCCCAGCGGCGGCGCCGCGGGGCCCAGACCGCCGGGATCGATCGGGTGACGCCGGGCCACCGCACTTCGGGCGCCAGGCCGGTACCCCACCACGGCCGCGGCGGCGGCCGCCGGCGGCCCTTAGCGGGACGAGACTTTGCCGCCAGGGAGGACATTCAGATACCGATTGATGTTCGAGTGCGGGCCGCCCGGCGCTTTGATCCCTTTCACGCGCGGGCGCGAACTGGGCGTCAGCCCGAGTTCGGCATCGACCTTCGCGAGCAGGAGAAAGGTGCGGTTGGCCATGATGCGCGCCGGGTTGCCCATCGGGTATTTGTTTTTCCCGACCGACACGACGTGCGCGTGTTTCGCCGCGTCGGCCAGCTGCGACCGCCACGTCGACCAAAAGTGACAATGCGAAATCGCGAACACGCGGTCGGCCGCGGTGATTTGGCCGGTGTCGATCGCCGGCACGATCGTCCGCACCCATTCGGCCTGGGCTTCCGCGTCCTCGGCGAGTTCCTCCGGCCAGGCGGCCGGCAGCGCGGGCGGTAGCGGTTCGTCGCGGTTGATGGGGCGGTGGCCGGGATTGCCGCGCGCCAGGCGAATCACCGAGGGCGTCGGTTTCCGGCCTCTCACAGCGGTGTGGCCTTCTCGCCGGTGAACGCCTCCCAGCGATCCACCGCGACTTGCACATAGGTCGGATCGATATCGATCGCCAGGCAGGACCGCCCGGTTTGTTCGCAGGCAATCACCGTCGTGCCGCTGCCGACGAACGGGTCATACACCGCGTGGCCGGGCGAGGAATTGTTCTCGAGCGGGCGGCGCATGGCTTCGACGGGCTTCTGGGTCGAGTGGCCGAGCCCGCTGTCATCGCGTGCGTTGATCCGCCACACCGTCGATTGCGCGCGGTCGCCGGTCCAGTGGCCCTGGCCTTTCACGACGTACCAACACGGTTCGTGCTGCCAGTGATAGTGGCCGCGCGAGAGCGCGAACCGATCCTTCACCCAAATGATCTGCGACCGGATCTCGAAGCCGGCCGCCTCGAGACTCTCCTGCACCTCACGCGCGTGCAGCCCACCGTGCCAGATGTAGCCGACGGTGCCGGGGAAGAGCGCCCACGCGGCGCGCCAGTCGGATCGGTTGTCGCCGGTGACGGCGCCCATCTTGCCCTTGTTCTTGTTGACGCCGGCGCGCGCGCGCCAGGCCGGATCGTAGGAGACGCCATAGGGCGGGTCGGTGACCATCAGGTGCGGCACGACGCCGTCGAGCAGCCGCGCGACATCGGTGCCGTCCGTGCAATCGCCGCAGAGCAGGCGATGGCGGCCGAGCGCGAACAGGTCGCCGCGCGCGATCGTCGTCGGCCGCGCCTCGGGCACCTCATCGGGATCGGTCAGGCCGGTGCCGATCGTCGTTTGCACGATCGCGGCGAGCTCGTCCTCGCTGAACCACGGCGTCAGATCCAGCCCGGCCGCCTGGTCGGCCGCCAGCTGATCCGCATTCCATTCGGCGAGTTCCGCGGTGCGGTTGTCGTACATCGCGAGCGATCGTTTCGCCGCAGCCGACAGGCCGCGGCGCCGCACGGCAATGATCTCGTCGCCGGCGGCGTCGATCACGCGCACCTTCGTGATCCCCGCGGCCGCGGCCGCGGCGGTGACGCCGTTGCCGGCGAGCACCACATCGTCCTCGTCGATGACGATCGACCGAGCCGCGCCGACATCTTTCAGCGCCGCGACAATCATTTCGACGTTGCGCGGATTGTGCGTGCGGCGATTATTCGGATCGACCACGAGATCCGCGATCCGCAAACTCTCTTTGCTCGCCGATCGGCCAGCCGCGATCCGCAAACTCTCTTTGCTCGCCGGCCGCCGCGATCCGCCGCGATCCTTCGTCGTCATCCCCGCAAGACCCCCCTCACAATTTCGCGGTCGCGTGTAAAAGACCGGGCCGCGGTCCCTGGGCGACGCATCGCAATGGAAATCGTCCCCCCCCGGTGCCGCACGCGCACCCCGCGGTCACGGCGTCCCCCGTTCGCGCTGCCGCTTGCGATCGTGGCAGCCGCGGCCCGTCACGCCGTCGCAGAGCCACTGCAGATTCGTGGGATCGAGCCGACGCGGATCGGTCGGGCCGGTGATCGGCGTGATGTGGTCGAGCACGCGCGCGGGCGTGATGAGGCCGAGGCGCGCGCACTCGGAATCCTCGGTGGCCGGCGCGCCTGGCAACCGGCTGCCACAGAGGCCCACGCGCGGGACCTCGAGCCGGAAGCATTCGGTCAAGTGCCAGAGGCGGAATTGGTCCCACTCACGGTCATAGCCGCGGGCGCGGGCCGAGCCGCGTCGGTCGTCGTATTGCTGCTGCCGGACCGACCGACCGTGCACCGGACAGGGCTCCGGGTGCGGGCATCCGTAGACGTGGCAGGCCTTCGCGAGGGCGTTCGGCACCTCGTCGTCCCCTTGTCAGACCCGTTCGGCCAGGGCGGTCGGGTAGGTCACTTGCCTATGGAAACAGAAAACACCTCATAGCGCACGAAATTTGTTTGACCACCTGCGACGGGAAGGGGTCGTGCGGGGCGCTGGGCGGGCACAGGCGGGGGCTGAACGGGCGCGGGATTGGGGCAAGAGGTCGTGGCCGTGCGCCCCACAGCGGGGCACGTGGCGGCTCAGGTAGGGGAGCGGGCTAATACCATAAGGCGGCCGGCGTTGTCTGTAACCGCGTTGTGCTCGTGATCGGAGCGGGGAGCGC